CTTCCGTCGCCGTTGGCGGCGAACTCTGAATTGTCGATGGCAATTGAACCGTTCGGATCGGCGGCGCCGAGCAGTCCCTCTTGGTTGTCGTGGAAATAGTCGTTCGACAGCGAGAGGCTTCCCCCCTCATAACGTATCGCGGCACCGTTGCTGTCCGGCACAGCAACGCCCGAAATATCAAAGCCGCTGATTGCCACAGTGACGCCACTCGCACCCTCCGTGATCATCGCCTTGCCGTCGGGCGGGCTGGTGGTCTCCCGCATCAGCACCTCGCCGCCCACTGCCTGGAGCGTAATCGAGGTGCGGATGGTGAGGAACTGGTCGACGTATGTCCCCGCAGCCACGTCGATCGTGTCGCCGGATGCCGCGGCGTTGATCGCTGCCTGGATGCTCTGGCTGGGGCTGACAATCAGTGTGGCCATCACCAGAACCTGCCGCCACCGAACAGCAGCAGCAGCACGATGATCAGCAGCACAAGCCCTATTCCTCCGAAGCCGCCGGATCCGTAGTAGCCGCCCCGATAGCCGTAATACCCGCCGCCGAACCCGAACAGCACGATCAGGATGACAACCAACAGCAGCAGATTCATCTCACACCAGGCCCTTGGATCATGAAGCCGAACACGGCCCAGCCGAGCAGGAAGAACAGCACAAACCCAACCAGCCAGCCGCCTCGGTTCCAGTAAGGCTGACCCGCCGGCGTGAAGTTCCCGAACGCCCAAAAGATGATCCAGATGAGCATTACCAACCAGAACACGAACCCGATGGTCACGGCGCGCTCCCCGGCGGTTGTGGCTGTGGAATGGGCGTGCGCATCAGTCGGTTGGTCGTTATGGCCGTCTGGTGCGTCTGGTGCGCGGTGTGCAGCGTCTGCTGTGCGGCTTGCGGGATCTTCGCCGCGGTGAGCATCGTGGATGCGCGTGTATTGGCAATGTCGGCCTGCTTCTTGGCCAGGTCGGTCATGTGGTGAGCCATAGCCATCTCGGGCGTCATCTGCTCAGGGTCCAGCGGCTGCTGCATCGGCTGTGACGCGCCAGGCGGGTTGTCCGGAGCCACATGCGGCTGCCCGTAGGGTGGTGCGCTGAACTCGCCATGCACCGAGTGCACATTGGCCGCGGCGTTGACGGTGCGCTCTTTCGCGAGCGCCATGTCCGCCTGGGCCTTCGCCTGCTTGCCCGCGATGTCGGCGGTGGCGTGCGCCTCGGCCAACTGTCCGGCCTTCTGCTGCACCTGCTGCTGTTGTTGCTGGTGCTCCTTCATGCGCTCGAGGATCTGGTCCTTGTCGCGCAACCCTGACGCCGCGATCAGGACATCGCCCGGTATCAGCCCAGGCTGAACGCTCGCAAGCTGCACGAGGCTCTGGAACTCCTCGGCCTGCAGGCTCGGGATGTCGATGCCCTCCTCGATGGTGATGTCCACGTCCAAATCGGATATGTCATTTTCTATACCAACTACTTGCTCTAGTCTTGGGTCGCCGGGCTGTAGCTGCATCTGCTGCATGACCATGGCGCGGTGCTGTTCTGGCATGTCAGCGAGCTTGTCCATCAGCCGCACCGGACGGTTGATCCCGACCCACCTCGTCTCGTTCAAGTCGTCCGTCACTCTGACCCATTTGCCGCCGGTCCAGAACTCACGCGCCGCCATCCAGCAGCTCTCGTAGACGCGGCGTGACCAGAACCTGAGCGCGTCGGCCAATGGCTCATTTTGAGCAGCACCCCCGGCTTGCATCGCCAACACAGCGCGCCCTGACAGCTCGCGCGGATCGGTGCCGCTCATCGCCGCATTGGGGCCAGAGAGCTGCATCTCGGCGGTAGCGTGCTGCAGCAGTTGGAACTGACCGGCAGCGAGGTCCGTGGTTTGCTGGATCTCAAACTTGAGGCCAGGCATGACCTCGACATACCCATCCGGCTTCGCAACTTCGCGCCTGGCCTTGTCCACGTCCGGCACAGCGCCCTGTTCGGCAACCACTTGATGAACATTCAGCAAGTGCATTGCCTTGCTGCGGCGTTTGTTGATCTCGTCCTGTAGCGAGATCAAACCCCTTACCATCCCGTAACGCTGATTTTCCCTATTTATATACGACGATTGCAGCAGCAGCCCGCTGCACGACTTGCCCCTACGGTCCTTGAACTTGCACTTCTGCGGCTTAGCCAGCAGCCCCGACCTGGTGTAGGTCGCTCGCCACCAGGTGCCACGCTCGGACCAGTCGCACTGCACGAGGCGCACACGTCTGCGATTGTTATCGGTCCAGAATGCCGTTTCGGGGCGGTCATTGTAGAAAAAGTCGGTGCTGCTGAAGCTGCTCTCGATCACATCGTCGGCGTCGGGATACATCTCCTCGAGCGTGTCCCTATCGGTCCAGATCACCATGCCCTTGTAGCGCGCATCGGCAAAGTCCAGCGATCGGCTGTGCGGATCGTACCACACGCGATCCCAGGGAATGTGCGTCATGGTGACGTTGCACGATCCCTGACCATCATCCTCGAGGCCCAAGTCAACGCCACCAGCGCCTTCCGTCAGCATGTTCTCGAACACCAGACTGCGCAGCAGGCTGAAGCTGTTGTCATCAGCGATGTACCGCAAGCACTGCGTCGCGGCGTCTGCTCTATCTTCCTCGGCCGGCGTGCGGGCAAAAGCTTTGGGATCGGTGCGCGCCTTGCGCTCCATGCCGCAGAGCAGCTCTAACTTGTCCTTGATCTTGTTGATCGTAATGATCGGCTGGCCGCGCTCGTTCAGGATTTTCCGTTCTTCTCTGGTATATTGGTCGTGGTCGACGTAATCGCGATCGCGCTGCGCAAGCGCTATTTCATCTTGCCTAGCCAGCTCGCTCTCCTCGAACCAACGAATGAGCCTGCTGTGGAGGTCGTCGAGGTCGCGGGGGTAGGCGTCGGGATCGCCGCCCGTCAGATCACGGATGGCCGGCGGCGTGTCGGGGCCGCGGTCGCCGGTATGGACGTGGAGATGGAGAGCTGTGTCGCTCACTGGCTCGGCTGCTGTTGCTGGGTTGCGGCGGCTGCGGCGCCCCCCGCCTGCGATCAGGCCGGCGAGGCGCCTACTCGTCGGATCGGAAAATATGGGGTAGCGACGCCTCGTGCTCGTGGGTCCAGGCCTCGTCGGGCCGGCCGGCATTGGCGATCGCCACATAGTTGTCGCGGGTAATCGGCGTGCCGTGACGCACCATCGCGCTAAGGACCGGGTCGGAACCAATCAGGCGCTGGTATTCGGCTGGGCTCAGTGCCGCCAGACGTGATGCCACGCTGGGCTCCGATGGCGTTTCTGGCTGCGGCGGCATCTGGCGAGTTTCTCCAAATATTGCGGAAAAATTCCGCGTTTGGGATACCCTCAGTCTTACCACGCTTGAACTCGGAAGGAAACAATCCCCTGACTCCTTCCCATGTGATGCTCTGCACCTGTCGCGGCAGTATGTTCAAACCTGGGTTTTCCGCATTCAACTCGTCAGCCAGTTGGCGCGTTGCGTCGGCATAAACCCCATAGAGGCCCGTTGCGCCGGTCTGGTTGGCATAAGGCGGCCCCGACATCCCCTGCTTCACCACGTTATCCCCTATGCCGAGCGGCAGCAGGTGCGAAGCAGCGATCTGGTGCGTATCCGCCGTCACATCGCCATGCGGTGCATTCGGCTCGATGATGTTGTTGTAAAATGAGCGGATCTTGTGACCGCCACCCAACTGCTCGCTGATGTTAGCCACCTCGGGGTTACGCAGGATGCTGATGGACCTCGCGATGTTATCGAGCGACTGCCATCCCAGTGTCTCGGGTGTGACCCCATCCTTCTTCATCGCCTTACCCAACTCGTAGCCCTCGGGATGGATGATGCTGTAATGGCCGTTGGTCGGATCAGCGACGGTCGCCGCCTCGTCGTGGCTGCGGATGAAGATCGCCTTCTGCATGTCGGTCATGTCGGCGTATTTCTTGCCAGCCATATCATCAACCTGCGCCTGCAAGTTGACCTTCGCCGCCTGCATGGCCGGCGTTGCCTCGCTGCGGCTGTCGACATAGCTCTGGATCAGAGGGCGCTGCGCTTCCGACACTGCCGCGCCCTGCTGGCTTGCATCAACGTCCAGTATGCGTTTGGCCATCGTCATGTTCTGGTACCAGTCGGTGCCTGGACTCAGCCGCGCCGTCATCCCCGCCACCGCTTGGTGCGGAACGCCATACTGCTCCGCTGTATCACGGGTCAGGCTGTGCGCGCCGTCGTACCACTTGGCCGCCTGCTCCCGCACCGCGGGGATCATGTTGTCGTAGATCCAGCGCAGATTGTCCTTGAAATGACCGATTGCGTTCTGGATCGTCGTGGCATTGTCCTGCCCGGGCTGTGATGGCAGCACATCGGCGTGGGCCTGCAGTTGCGCCGCCACCTTGGCCTCGGCCGTTGTGCCCGTGATGGCGTCGGTGTTGATCTGTAGATCGTTACCAGCATGCACAGCAGCAGTGTCAGTGCCAACGGCGGTCGGAACGCGGGTGGAGACACGCAGGCTCCCGGTGGCTGGCGCCTCCCCCGGAGCCACAGAGCCCATCTTGCTGGTGTCGAACTGGTCGAACGAGTGCGGGCTGCCGTGGTACGCCACGATGCCCGGCGGCGGCACGTCACCCGGCGCTGTGGTGCCCATCATGACGCCCTCGGCCCACTGCTTCGCGGCGTCCACTGCGGTGCCCTGCCAGCCGGGTAGCGGCTGCAGCATGCGGCGCTGCTCCTCGACGCTGGGCCAGCTCGGCAACGCCTGCGCCACGTCCGCTGCCGTCTGCGCCACGCCCTGGCCCACCGTAGGGGCTGCCGGGTTCGGCGGTGCGGCGTAGTTGAGCAGCGGCGGCCCGAGGCCGTTGGGCTGGCCAACAGGCCTGTTGCCGAATAACCACGGCATGTTCGGTGGAGATAGGCCGTTGTCTGGCATGGGGGTGTGATGCCGGTTTGAATGGATCGTGGGCTCAATGACGCGGCACCAGGCGGGCGGTGACCCACCTCCCCTCCTCGGCCACGCAGGCGTCAGCGTAATCGCGGAACCACTTGGCAGTGAACGCCGCGCGCTCGGCGTTGCTCTTGCACGACAGATCAACCTCGGCGGCATTGAGGAACGCCTCGGCCCATTTCTCCGCATCGGTCCCGGCGTAG